ATTGAACAAAGTTGTCATCAAGGTCTTGGGCTTTGATTGGAAAACCAGGTTCAAAATCAGCTTTAAGTGGGTCAATGGCTGTTAACCTATAGACCATAAACTTCTGATTATTCTCCGGTGGTTCCTTAAAAATAACAAACGAACCATTAGATCCAATATCTACGGTATATTCATAACCAGAGACATTAGGCTGGACAGTTTGATACATTTTTGCAATAGCTGAGTACCATGCAACATTAATGTCACCGGTTTCAACAAAATCAAACGGCAGGTTATATGAAGTCTTGACTCCATCACCTGTATAATATTCAGTTGTGTGACATTCAAGATCTAGAGTCATAATTTATTTAACCTTTAGAATATTTTGAACAGTTGAAAGTAGGTTGTCTTGTTCCTGAGTCTTATCTTCGTATTTACGATTTAAGATAGAGTAATTACTATTAGCATCAATTTTAGCAATAGCGTCTTCTTTGGCAAGGTTTAAAGCTCTAGTCAATTCAGTATGTATAGACGTAAATTTACTAAGCTTTGGTTCCATACCATTCTGTTGTGCAATACGGAATGCTTCACGAAACTGTTTACCAGTTTGTGATTTCATTATCCGTTCTACTGCAGATTTAAAAATCTTGTCTCTACCCATAATTCTATAAACCTCAGCTTGTTCCTTAATGGACAGGTCAGTACCACGACCATCTGTTTTTAGATTAGGTCTATGGTCATATTCAATATCAATCAAGAACTGTTTGACATCACTGATTTTTCCATTAACTTTCCAAGGACTATACGTATTCCAAAGGCGGGTTAGAATTTCTTCAGGTGCATAATCTACAATCTTATCTCCATCAATCCAATCATATTGGTCAGGCAAAGTAGCTTTAAGAGGCGTTCTATTAGCCAGCATGGCATCAAGACGTTCTTCTACGACACGTAGATTAGGAGACATCAAACGAGTAAGTTCAGCCATCTGACTTGCACCTGGCATCGTTGCTGCAGGAAGAAAGCTAGATGTCCATCTGTTAATAGCTCCGACATTACCATTAGCCATGTCATACAAAGGTTCAATACCAGCAAGCATTGATTTATCGGTAATGCTCGCACTAATGACAAAACCCATAGCACTAGCAAGTTGCTCAAAATCGCCAGCTGCTAACACATCAAAGTTATCCATAATATCAGCAGTCAATGCTATCCAATCGGTAATAGCTCCAAGGTTGTCATAGCTAACCCATTTACCACCAGGTAGGCGGATAGAACGTGGTTTCCAGTCAAACTGTCTACGACCTTGCTGTTTCTGTCTGTCATAAATACCATTACCAGTGATATTTCCGTTAAGGAAAAGACCAATAGTTCCCATAACAGCAACAGTACCTAATGCCTTACGGCCTTTCATTTCAGCACGGATAGAGTTATAAGCAATCTCTGCAGTCTCAGGATTAAATTCAATACCTTTTGACTTCAGAAGTTGCTCTGCTTTACCGGCAGGCAGTTGATCAAAGTTCTTACCAAACTGTGCAAGATCATCAATAAACAATGCCATTGGGCTATGAGATACAGCAAAACCCATCATGTTGATAGGTGTTTTAGTAAAGAGCAGGAAAGGTTTTAAAGCAGGAACACTACGAATAACACTAGACAAAGCATCGTTAGCAGCATTATCCAAGTTCATAGCAATTTCACCAGATGCCTTCTTAACAGCTTCGTCTGAGATGATTGCTCTACCTTGTTCATCTAGTTTCCAGATCTCCTTATATGCAGATTGAGCGACAGTATCCATAGCATCAGCATCAATCTTGCCTTTAGCAACCAAATCAAATGCTTTACCACGAGCTTCTATATTGCCGATAACAGCCTGTGTAAAGCCGTCAGCAGCCTGCATAAGACGTGTTCCCATCCTCAACCATGGATGCTTAGCTAAGTCATCAATAGCCTCGATCTGAGACATCATGGCTTGAGGACCGTAATCACCCTCTAAAGCCTTTGCATCAGCAAAAGCATTCATGATTTCTAGTTGCTTATCATTCTGTTTAATGAGTGATTCACGACCAGCAACACCAGAGTAATTAGGGTCTACACCGGATCGACGTAGGGTCTCTCCGAAGTACTTCATACCTTTACCTAACGTATCTGTCATAGCCATGTATTGGTACATGCCACGACGCATTGTATATCCATCTCCTTTAATTAGAGCACCAGCCATAAGTGTTACTGGTTTCTCAACTAGAACTGCAGCATTAGCCAGCCCAGCTTTGATTGGTGTAGCGAGTGCAGACAACGTAGAGTTATAAAGGTTTGCCCAGAAACCTTGCATTACAACTGAAGGAATCTCTGGTTGACGATCAATAAATGCCTTACGTAAGACACCAGTTGATTGACGCATATAATTGTTCAATGCATCCATAGTCTTAACAGAACCATCTGTATTCTCGTAAGCCAACACAAGAGGACCAAACATATTAGGTCTGGTTTCTTTTATCTCACGAAGTACATCAACAGTCTGTTTAGCTTCAGCTTGAAGTTGTGCAGTTATGTCGGCACCTTTCTTACGTAATTCCTCTGGTGATAGTTCTTTACCACCGCGACGGACAACATCAAGCATTTTTAGCAAGAACGCACGTTGCTTACCTGCCTCACCGTTAGCCACCATAAGCAGCTCTATACGGTCAAGAAGTTGTTCTTGAGTTCTAGGTACAGCAGCAGTGCCTTCAGCGTATCTAGAGGCTTGTGCGAGGTCTGAGACCTGTCCAGCAATACTTGTACGAACCAATGCATCAGACTCTCCACCAAACTGCCTCATAGCTTCTTTCAGTGAAGCCTTAACAGCTTGAGCAGCTTTTGATGACAACATCGGAGCACCTGTATCAGGGTTAATACCAGTTTGATAACGCTTAAGTAAAGTATCAAGCTCACCATTGGTCATGTATCCCATGTCCTTAGCAAGTTGTTCACCAGCATCTTTAATAGTCTTAGAATTAATTACCTTGCCATCAGACAATTTATAACCATATTGATCTGCTTCAGACAGTGAATCACGAAGACCTCTCATTACAGAGTCGTATTCTTCTACACCTTCTAAAGCAAACTTAAGTGCAGGCTCAGTCATTACTGAACCAAGACGGCCATATACAGTATCAAGGTTATTGTTAATCCTAACCAGGTCAACAGAAGCACCAACAACACCTAGGTTGTCAGCAGATCTAATACCACTTTCCTCATATCCATACATATCATGGAGACCAAAAACTGGTTCGTCTAGGTTTTGTGACTTACTAAAATTGTAAGAACCCATACTATCTAGATCATCAGAACGTTTAGCAGCACTATTGGCTACAACATCCTCAACATTATCAGCTACTTCTTCTGCATTCTTAGCTAACCAGTTTTTAGCTTTCTCTGATTCAGGAATCCACTGAGTAGCATTCCTTACGTTACTTGAGCCTCTTAAGATCGTTGCAAAACCACCAACAATATCACCAAAGAAACCTAAACCGGCACCTTCACTTACATTCTTGATTCGTTTAACATCAGGACTATCACTATCAAGAGTGGCTATATCATCTGGTATCCATGCAAAGGTTTTAGGAAAACTCTTTTTCAGACTACCTGCAGCATTATGGTCTTCAGATAGTTCAGAGATACTGTCAACTGTTGCACCCGCACCCGCACTAAAGGCTGTTGTACCTAACCACTTAACAAAAGGGTCAGCCAATAGCTTCAACTTCGATGCTTTACTAGCAGCTCCTAATGCACCAATACCTGTCATAGACAAGGCAACAGTAGGAATAACAAGACCGGAAATATCTCTGACTGCTTGTGCTACATCATTGTCATGCTTACCAACCTTCGGTGCATCAACACCTGGTATTAGGTTAATAGTATCAACAGCAAAGTCAGCAACACCTAAAGGAATGGCAGAGGCTAATTCACCAGCATCATCTAAATCAAACGTGTCATCCTGTTCTGTTGTTTCTTCTTGTTTTTGGTTCACTGCCGTAGCAGTCTCTTGCTGTGGTGATTGTGGACTAGGTGGAGATTGAGATTGTTCTTCCTCAGCAGACATATCCGCAAGACGATTGATTCGTTGCTCTTGTGAAGCTTGAATCACTTTCATCTCATCTTCATCTATTCCATCAGGTTCACCATTGAAGATTTGATCAATGGGATCTGTCATAGTTGTTGTGCGATAGAGGAACGCATTGTTCCAGGATCATTTAGTGCTTTTTTTCCGTAGCCATATTTACCTGCAGCCTTTAAAACTTTAGGCAAATAGTTTTTATTCTCATCACCTGCAGAAGGAATAGGATAAGGTCTATTATGATTGGGACCCGCATTGTACATATACAAGGCTGTATTTATATCAACTCCTTTTGTATCCATAATATAACGCAGATACTTTGCTGCACCATCAATAGCTGAGACTGGATCAGTGACATCTACATCAAAATCAGACGCCGTACCAGGCATAAATTGAGTCAGACCTCTAGCACCAGAACTACTTACTGCATTAGGATTCCAACCACTTTCTGTTTCAATAAGACCAGCAATAATTGCCGGATCAATATTGTATTTAGAAGCAGCCTTTTGTATAGTCTGTCCGTATCCACCAGGTACAGTTTCAGCATAGTATTTAGTTTGTCCAATCAAAGCGCGACTACTACGCTCTGGTGTTTTAAATTGATTCAGTAGTCTCTGCTGTGTAGGAGATAGTTCATTCTGAATTATTTCCATAGCAGGACTTGCTGGTAATGCATCCATACGTTGCGCCTCCCTTGTTCTGTTTAATACTGTTAGTGGATCAATACCCTGTTGTTCTGCTACGTACTCAAGCTGAGGACTAGGCCTCCAACCTTGTTTGCCATATCCTTTACTAAATGTGTCTAGTTCAGTCTTAGTAAACAGTGTTACTTCTTCCTTAGGATCAAGGTCTAGTGCACCTTTTCCATGTCGGTCTAAAATCTCATCTAATTGAAAAGTCTTTACCAACATATCCCTTTCATTAGCAGCATCATACTTTGGTACTGCAGTAGAATAAGGATTTTCAGGATTAATAAGTGTACCGCTAGGAGTAAGCTCAGCAGCTTTAAACTCTTTATCTAGTTGAGCATAAGCTAACTCAGCAGGATCCTTCATACCAGCAAGGCTGTATTTATTAACTAGCGTATGAAAGAGTGCCTTTTGTTTAGCAACCATAAACCCAATAGCTGGGAAGTTACCTATTGCACTGACAACATCAGCTGGTTTTTTAACCATATCTTCAATAGCTGCTTCATATTTTTTGAAGTCACCTGTCTCTTTACGTATCTTGTCTATTGATTGTGCTGCACCAAGATATGTTTTTTGAAGTTGTGGATCAAAATGCTTAAGACGTTCAGGTGTAAGCAGATTCATTTTGATTAGATCTTCAATCTGTTCCTTCTGCTTTTCTCTTGTCTTAGCATCAACAGAATTCTTTTTGAATACAAGTAACTCACGACTTTCATAGTTAAATATATCTAAAACTAAATTGTAAGCCTCGTCAATTTGCTTATCAGTATGACCATCAACATCACCATTTCTGAATGCATCGACAAACTGCTGTTCAATTTGTTTAGCCTCAACTTCCCGTTGAGCTTCAGATTCATTGAAGATCTGTCTAGCTTCTGCAGCAACCTGGCGTTCAATTAGATTAAACTTAGCAGGATGATGTTCACCATAAGTACGACCTTTAGGATCGCCAGGGATAAGTTGCTTCTTCATATCCTCTACATCAGTAGCAGACAACATTCCCGCTTGACGTAGCTCAGTTACACGAACATTGAAGAGATCCCATGCACCTCCATAACCAAGAGGGTTGCCGTTTCTGTCTAATGTATTACGAGTAGCATTTAAGAATGCTGCAATATCTAGATCCAATTCTAGATTCTTAGCTGCATCATCCTGACGCATTACTGAATCATCGATATTATTTTGCTTAGACCATGCAGTAACTGCCCTAGCCTGAGCTTCTAGCATCTTTGGGTAGATAGTACTAGCTAAGAACTGTGGTGGAAGACCGAGGACATTATTACGCTTTAACCACTCTTTTGTTTCTTGCCTCAATGCAGAAATATAAGAAGCTCGATCTGGATATTGATTGGAACTTAAAGAAGCCGTCATTTCAGCTGGGTAACCTGCAACTGCTGCTCCAACAAAAACTTTAGCCTGCTGGACATTACTAAAAGCAGTGCTTTTTCCAACAGGTGATGATGCTTCGTAGTTATCACCGTTTTCACCTAAAATACCTGCTTCAACATTAGCAGCAGTATGAGCTTGATCTTTAGCTGCTTCCATGTTTTTATCATGGTCACTCGTATCAAGCTTGCCCATTAAAAGAAGCTCCATTGCCTGAGAAGACTGTTCAGCTTTTTCTTCTTCCTGCTTTTCTTTTACAATATCACCTACAAAATCTGTAAGCTTATTAGAAAATTTACTCAGTGCTATTAAGTCATTACCAGAATCCTGTGCATTCTGAATACGTACTGTATTATTACGATCAATTTGAGCAAGTGCTTCTTGTTCAGC